ACTATAAATAGTAAGAAATGATTCGATAATGAAATTCGATGTTTTTCAACATGAATTTTTACATATCTAACTCAGTTCCAGATGGATATCACGTTTTCTGGACACAAGAAATTTTACGCCCTCCTCTGAACGCCTATTTCAAAGTGGTTTGAAAGTTAGTCAAAGTGAATTTATTAACCTGGCTATATAAATACATATAATTCCACACAGAGTATTTCTTAGTTTACACAAAATGAATCTTGTCCCTTCATCTTCACCCAACTTTCTTAACATATAATACCTTTATCATATCATATTTTAGCAGGCTTTAATAGACAAAAACGGAAAATTGCGGAAGAACCCATTCCGACCGGCATATGCAGTCTACAATTATGTCCATTTTGGTCTGCAATTTTGGGTACTTTTATCATACAATAAACACTTTGGTATTGCTACTTTAAAATATCTGCTATTGCATCTGCTATTATTACTGCTTCATCAGTATTATTATATTTTCCAAGAGACACTCTAATTGTACCGTTTATATATTCTGGTTTTATTTGCATAGCTTTCAATACATGTGAACCTACTGTTTGTTTTGAATTACATGCAGCTCCCGTTGATACATATATTTTTTTCAAATCCAATCTGTGCATGAGCATCTCGCCTTCAGCATTTCTAAATGATACACTAACCACACCCGGTAATGATACTTCAGCTCCATTTCTTATATAATCAATGCCTTTATTGCTCAATTTATTAAGAAACACAGATACCACTTCATTAGTATGTTCTATATTTCTATCCATATTTTTACAATTATTTTCTAGAGCAACAGACATCGCAACAATTCCAGCTACATTCTCCGTACCAGCTCTTTTCCTTTTTTCTTGCACACCACCAGTCAATAACGAAGAAGTTGTAACTCCATCCCTAATATATACAAAGCCCGTACCCTTACAACCATTGAACTTATGTGCTGATGCTGTTAAAAAATCAACTCCCAATCTGTTTACATCTACAGGTATATGTCCTACTGCTTGTACTGCATCTGTATGAAAAAAAATATCATGTGCATGTGCTACATTAGTCAATGCAGCAATATTTTGTATAGTACCTACTTCGTTATTTGCTAACATTATGGATACCAATACCGTATCTTGTCTTATTGCCTTCTTCAATGCCTCTGATTCAACTTGCCCAAATTTATTTACTGGAAGATATGTTACAGTAAACCCATGTTCTTCAAGGAAATGACATGATTCTAATATAGCATGATGCTCAATACAGGAAGTAATAATATGCTTCTTATTCACATCATGATATTGCATACTTTTTAATATCCAATTATCCCCCTCTGTACCACCAGATGTAAAATAGATTTCATTAGCCTCTGCACCTATGCATTCTGAGATTTTGTATCGAGCTTCTTTTATTACCTTTGATGAAGATCGAGAAAAAGAATACTTTGCAGATGGATTTCCATACTCCTCAAGAAGAAACCTTTTCATCGCTTCAAAAGCATCAATATCCAATTTTGTTGTCGCAGCATTGTCTGCATAAATTATTCCATTCTTCATTTCTTTCTCCATTACTTAAAAAGTGTACAACCTTGTTCTCTAAATTCTTCAATCTTTTCCTCTAATTCTTCATCTGTAACATCAAGATACTCTGCCAAACATACTATACAAAAAAAGTTCTCAAATTCAGTACCCAATAACTTTTTATTAATTCCAATTGTATCTTTGGACAGATTCTCTATGCCACAAGAGACGCATCTATTCTTCATACTCTGACACATCCCTTATCGTAAATTTAGGCACATTCTTTCCCTTAAATTCTGAATCCAATATACCAAGCTGTATCTTGATTATTCCACGCATCTTCGCCGCTGGTCTAAGACAATACTTATTAAAATTTTTTGCAGTAATATCATAAATACTTCTTACATTAGGAAATAAAAGTTTCAAATACGCAGTACTTATACGTTTCACTGCCTCCGTATCTCTTGTATCTGAATGCTCAGGAACTTCAATTAACTGGTCAACAATAGCTCTGTAACTAGCATCCTCGCGAAGCAAGTGCATAATCGTGCAAAAATACTCTGAATTTAATGCCCAATCAGCAATTTTTAGATCATCATGCATGCGAGGGATATCCCATCCTTTTATAAAACCATGAAATCTGTCAATTAATGCACTTTCATGGAATACATTAGGGAGCTCATCCAACATATTCTGATATTCATCCATATTTTCTTGTTTAATATTACCTAGTAAGATAATACCCGCCTCAGCTGTACCTGCATAATTACCTACTGTAAATACACCTGATTCCATGTATCCTTTCATTGCAGCACGCATTTCATCAACATCCGTAAATGAAATAGTCTGCACTTCATCAAGAGCAATGAAATCATTATTACATACAAGACCCTGTGAACGTCTAGCTATATCATAGAACATTTTTGCTCTAGACATTACACCGCCTGAAGATAACCATCCAAATTTACTCACACGTCCAAACAAATATGATTTACCCGTTCCTTTTGGGGCAAGCTCAATTAAATTTAAACGTTTCTCATTAAAAGGAAGAAGCCTTGTAAGCATAGTCAATTTTTGTGTCTCACTTTCATATCCTTCTGCATTATAATCGATAGCACCCAACAAAACATCAATCCACTCTTCAATCGTAAACTCTGAACGCATATCTTTATAGTAATCCAAATCAATGGTATATGGGCAAAAATCAATAAATTTAGTTAGCTTAATTTTTCCAGACAAATGTAAATCTTCGTCTGGCATACGATAACCAAGTTCTATTACTCCCCAAGTTTCTTTTCCCTTTACAAGTTGTTCTTTGCACTCATCCCATACAGATGACTCAATGACAGTCTCCTTGTATGACAATCCAAACTCTGGTAAATAGAAGGAAATCTCTTGGGTTTTAATATCAATATCTGCAGAAATTTTAGTGAGCATTCTTACTCTTTCATTCTCATAAACAATGCGATTTTTAATACTAACCCAATCATCTTTACTTGGAATAAATTCTTTTATAAAATTTGAAACTTCCTCAATATCATAATCTCCATTTTCATCTTCAAACTTCTTCAAAAGCCAATCTCTCATAAATGAAGGTAAACTTAATGAAGAAAAGAAATTGCTCTTTTTCAAGTCCTTATAGACTACCATTTCGTCAAAGCACTCACACAACTTGTTTCTCAATGATGCATTCGGCATAATTCCACCTCTTCCTTATCTTTTATAAGAAATCTTTTTCCGCAAAACCTTCTTTTTCTACACGGATTTTAATTCCCTTTGCAATAATATTATTATTTGAATAAATATCTACGGTATATGTCCCTGCCTTCCTTATTTCTGTCATCTTCACTTTAAACATATGATCATCCGTTTTAGCGCCAGTATAAAACTTTCCATTTACGCACAAAGACACCTCGGAAACAATGACATTGGTAAAGACCTCTATTTCGGCTTTCTTTCTCATACTTACCTTAATGGTAAGCGGAGATAAGACAACTTCAATATCCATTTTCTTCTGTAATTCAATAATTGGCACAACTACCTCTTCTAGTGTCGCACCACCATGTGTTTCCACACTTGCTACTCTTCCACCCTTAAAGCGATCATAACTTGCAAGTACATAATAATCGCCTTCCTGTATTGCATAAGGAATATCTGGTAAACTCTCATAATATGCACAACATCTTCCACCATGAGTTCCTTTTGAATCCACATTGAGATCAAATGTCTCATTGTTTATTACCGCCAATCTACTAGCTCCATGATCAGAAACTACTATCGCCTTTGAACATTCTCCAGACATAATTTTGCAACTAACCTTTTCTAAAAATTCGCTAATAATCTCTAGTTCTCTTGAAAGATGTATCGGGTATTTTTGTTTCTGATAATCAAAATCTTCTTTTCCATGGTGCAGTATTTCATCCAACTCCTTAATCGACACAACTTTCGAAGAATCGAACCCCTGCAAAAATTCTTTATTTAAAGAAGTGATAGATGGTAAATTGCAATGACATACCGTAACTTGTGCTAATAGTCCCAAATCTTTACACTTTTCCATAATATACCCAAGGAATTCTACACCTAATGCATCCACAAAATATAGCAAGGATTCATCCTTTTTTACATCCTCTATTTTCTCACTTCTATATGGCAATTTTGCAAGATACTCTCTGTTTTCTGCATTCTTCCTTACAAGTTTCAAAAAATCCGGATACAATCGGTTTGTAACTTTTTGAAACTTATAATCTTGAAAATAATCATCCAATAGTGAAATACCAAAATGATAGTCACTTAAATAGGCTGCCAAATCTGGATATACATTATTTAGTGCATCCATAATTTCCTTTTTATTATAATTATATTTGGATAGACATTCAATTATCTTAGTCTTTTCAATACTGGTATTGTCCGTTAAATAGTAAATGGCATTTTTACCATTTATCTCTGTAAAACTGCAATAGTCAACAATTCTACTCATATCTACAGCAATACTCTTCAGCAAACTTTTACGTTCTTCGTAAAAATTCCAGTAATTTTCTTCATTGATTTCCTTGTCCAGAATACCTCTATATATATTAGTGTGAAATTCAGACAAATTATGAGCTTTATCAGCTGCTCTTTGTAATGTACTATTCTTCGAACCATTTATCTTTATGCCTATAAAGAACAACCACTTTTCAAAATTATCAAAGTTATTCCATTTAGAAAAAACATACTCAAATAGATTACTATTACCCAATGTTTTATCTAATACTCGATCAAGACTCTTCTCCTTACTCAGTTTTTCCAATAAGTATGACCATTCTTCTGCCGTTCCATTTTCCGCAGAAAGCATTGATACAAAACTGTAATTATATAGTCCAAATACATCATATACAGATACTACATCCTTAATATTAAGCATTGACTCGGGAAAATCACTTTTATGTTTCTTAGTAATTACCAATATTTTATATGTATCATTTTTTTCCAAACTAACTAAAGCTTCCCTAAATCCTCTAAGACCGCCATTATCTATCCCTAGATTATCATCAACAAATATTAATTGCTGTGCCACACTTCTATCCCCGTCTACATGATAAATCTGTCTTTCTAATCTTAAATCCTGCTGACAAACAGTTTCCAAATAACTTTCCACTTGATAGCATACAACTACCACTTTATTGGGAACTGAAGTCCCCAATAAAGTAAAAATGCCTCGATTTAGTTTTTCATCACCAATCAGCTTTAAATACTGACAAAATCCAATAAGGTATACATTTTCCGATATATTTACTAGTTCATTATTAACTTCATCCATATTTGGTTCAAAATCATCAGCTCGGCAATAATCAGAAACCTTTAACACTACCATATACTGATTCAGCACTGAAACAATGTCCTGATAATCCTTTTGGTTATTGACATTTACTAGTAATGGCTTACTCAGATTATCTGAATTCAAATATTTCTTGAGTTTTACCTCAAAACCGTCTATCGAATATTTTTTCAACACCAGCCATTACCTCCTACTGTTTATCTTTGATAATTTCAATACCAACTAACATATTGTCTTTAATCAATCTCTTCAAATACTCCTTTAAGTGAGCTTCATCCATCTGGTCAATTAAAGCCAATGCCTGTGTACTTCCCTTAATATTGTACTCATGTTCTGCCAATGCTGCCAGCTTATTATCAACCTCTACACTTTGATACCAATCATAAGGTTCTGCCGAAATCTTATTGTTAAGATAATCTTTCACTTTCTGAATATCTGGAAGCATTACATCATAACCCTTTATGATATACTGTCTGAATGCAGCATCTCTAATATCCTCTTGTGCAAGTTTGTCAAAAAAAGACGCACTCTCAAAATACTCTAAAGCTTTATCGACAGCAGCTTTGTCAACCATATTTTTCTGAACTGCATTAAAGGCTTCTTTAGCCTTTGGTACCTCTTCTTGCTGAATCATGCACAAAATTGGCATTTTATATCTACTAGACCAATCTCTAGGTGTGGCTGTTCCAGTCTTATCTTTCCATAGATTCTTCAGTTTCACCTTCCCTTGATTTTCTTTGTACTCTGCTACAACATTACCTATAGTATTCAAATACTCTGATTTATCCTTTGTAAACATACCGTAGCTTACTTTGTTAAACACGTCTGATTTCTCTTCATCAGACAAATCATCTAATTCAAATGTACATGCTTTCTTAAAGTAATCTGCCTGGTTTTTGTAGAACTGCACAAACAAATCAAGCTGAGCATCTAATAATTCAAGAAATCTCTTTTTTTGTGAATCTAAAACAGTAGATGCCTTCTTTATCTGTACAAGCATGTCTAACAATGGCTGAACATCTTCAACATAAGCCTTTACTGCATCATATGAAACTTTAATATAGCCAATCTTCTCACACCATGTATGAATTGCTCCGGCAAAATTATCTACCTTGGAATTAATCTCATTACTCTTTGCAATTATCTTATACTCTAAGATGGTTTCTCTAATTTTCTGTTCTGCTGTGTCAATACTCCATACCCAGTTTGCTTCATCAGCATCAAACTTCTGTTTTACCACAGTTATATAAGAGCTATGGTCATTAATCTGCTCTGACAAACGAATTAACTCTCCACCATCAAACTGAGAAATATACTTTCTCATTCCACTCTTACAATTATCTCTTGTAACGAGTGTTGCTAGATCTTTTGCTGCATCTGGATTGCTCATACATAACTTACCAATTTCCAAAGTAAAATCAGACTCACTTCTATTACCTACAATATTATTACTATTTGCCATACCGGAATAATCATCAATTAAAGCATCAATAACATCTGGTGCGGTTGACAAAGGCACTGTATCTTTTATTGATTTCAAACACCAAATCGGGAAGCCCAATTCTTTCATCTTATTACAGGTTCTCAACCTAGTCTGATCCACTGATACACACTGATTAGATGGAATACCAAATATCTGTGCAGTAGCACTTACAAATACTCTAGCTTCTTCTGTCATTGTAACAATATATTTGTCTCTGTAATGAAGATTTGGTATAAGCTGTAATTTAATTACTTCTTCTACCATCTCTTTTAGCTTAAATATACTCATGCTGTCACTGTTCAATCCATCACTCCACTGATATTTGTCGCAAGCATACTCTTTTAGCAAGAATCCCATAACGAAAGCAGTTAAGTTACATGGCATAAAGCCATAAGGTGGTTGCTTTAGCATATTGTATACTGCTGTAATAGACACCTTGCCTTCATTTTCAAATGCCTTCTGGATTAATTCTTCAACCGTCAACTTAATTTTAACAATTTGACGATTTTTCACTTCAGAATGTTTCCAATATTCTTCTGCTTCGCCGGCCTCTTCAAATATTTTTTCCAACTTCGTGTTAGGATTGCTTGAACGGAATGTTCCTGCAACAGCCATATTCGCACCACATTCAACACCCTGTTTCAAAGAACTTGCCATAAACATATTGTCAATTACATGATACTGCTCCAAGCCCAAACTATATAAGTTAGTATCAATCTTCGTAAAATGTTCAATCAACGCATCATTGTTAACTACACGTTCACCTAATTGTTTATCGTGAGAATAAATCATAAACTCGCCAGCTAATATCCTTTCTTTCCATTTCTTTAAAATTTCTTTAGACAGATTTTCATACTGTGTTGCGAGAGAGTTGTCTTTTCCACGATGGTAACTACTATTAGCAAGATTCTCTATATATTGTTCAAATCCATCTCTTCCAAATGGTGTTAATGAAGCATCTACAAAATACATCTTATAAATATCATCTCGAACTACTTCCTTTATTGCTTTTGTTAATGCGGACCTTTCCTCATCACTTTTCGCAAAAGTAATTACCACCAGAATCTTGTTTTCAAAGCTAGCTTCCTGATTTCTAAGCATATTAATTGTGTTTTTAAAATTGTCCACTGTTGCTGCTTTAAATACATATCTTAATTTTAATGCACCTGGAAGAGTAATTGCATCCAACACTTCTCCTGTATTTACCAAAGACATAGTTGTTGTCTGCTTAGATAATTCTTCCTTATATTTTTCAATAGCAGCACTATCACCAGCACTAATCATTGCTGAGTACTGGAATTTGCCTTGTCCCATCGGCTTCTTGAACAAAATCTCATCACGTACTAATTTCTCTGCTATATGCTCTGCTGCTCCATTTTCCAAATCGGAACCATCATATGCATTGTTAACATTCTTATCGTTAGGTATAAACAACTCAACAGAATCTCCCACTTTCCGAGAAATTGCCTGTAACATCAAGATTGTTTTCAATACCTTCTTCTCTTCATCTGATAAATTCGACACATTCTGACGTGCATATGTATCCAAGATAGTTCTAATATCTGGAGATAAGTATTCCTTGCCTTTCTCATAGAAGAAATCCCACAACATATCTATTGTCAACAATGGGGCATCATCTTCCGGTCCATAATTATCAATGAACCACTGAAATCCCTTTACATCATCACCTCTATCATTTTTAATGAAGTCAAACATACTTCTTTGGTTGGAATTAAATGCAGAAGAAATATGCTTCAGTAATAATGCAGTATATGGATGAATTGGTAAAATGTCTACCAATTCTTTGTCAGTTATATGAGCATTAATTTTGACCAAAGCTCTTGAATCTTTTAATCTGTCATTCAAATCATCTGCAGCAACATTCCACTCATCAAGCAATACTGAGTCTTTTGTTTTTTCCATCGCTGCACCAATAAGTTGAAATGCCATGTTCTCAGGTAATTCAATCTTACAAGTAGGCTCAACAAATCGATTCAAAATCTTCTTTTTATCTGCATCAGTATCACTAAACAGAGCCGCACTCTTATGTGTAACAATTGTCAAATAGAATGAATCAGTAGCACTAATCTCTGCAATCGCCTGAAAACCCGTCAACGCATTTCTATTATGCATAAAATACTCTGTAAACTCATCCCAAATGAACACGATAGCCTTCAAATCATTCTCTACGATAATACTTCTAATCCATGCAATTAATCCCGGTATATCCAACTTCAAAGCAGATATACCTTCTTCGTCAGCTACATAAAAAATTTTGTTCATCAATGAAATGATACTTACTTCAGCTAAATCATTCAATTTTTCAATAATACTATCAACCGTATCTCCTGAAAAACTTGTTTCATATCTTCCCTTTATCAATTCATCAAAGAATTTCTTATGAGCATCATCACTCAACCAAGTAATAACAGCATTTTTAAGAGCAACTTCACCCTTGTTATGAATTCCTCTCTTGGTTAATTCATTTGTTATACTTTCCTGTATTGCAATAATAAGGTCTCTATCGTTATAGATTGATGAAGAGCCATATCTATGCACAGTCAATATTTCACCCTGATTCTTTACACCTTGAAACTTATTGTATAAATCCATTGAAAGAGAATATCTCTCAAAATACTCTTTCATCTCCGCTTCTGTTGCATCAAGAAGCTTCTTAAGCGTTAATACTGCATGTGACTTACCTGTACCATAAGCACCTTCCACCCAAACAGATAACTTCTGCTGTCTAGTTAATACACTTAACATATTACTTAACAGCTTAACAAAAGTTGAATGAGGGTAGAATTTCTTCCAATCAATTTTTCCTTTATTAATTAAATCTTCTGTTACTTGTGGAAAGTAATCTTCGTCAATATCAAAATAACTACGATATTTCTTCATTTACAAATCCTCCATTTAAAATAATGTCAATACATCCATAGCAGTTTTCTCATTTCTTAAAGTAACATTATCCAAATCTAAGTTGAAAGATACAGATATGAATTCCGGATAATTAACTGCCAAACCGTTCAAGATTCTTTCCATTTCTTCTCTATTCAATCCAAATATTTGCGCCGGACTCACACCTTCACTATCAATATCAAAATTCATTAATCTTGACAGTGTAAACTGATGATAATCTCCACACGCTTCTGAAAATTTATATAGCGCATAGAGTATTACTAAAGGATTTGGATTCTCCCACTTTCCTCTTATAAGTGAATTCAATGTAATTGTCTCTTTTCCACTTACAGATACTTTTTCAATATAATCGCATGAAGCAAGACCTAACTCATTACCAATAGGTGTTTTTGTTAGAATGATTTTGAAGGCATCAACAATATTTCTTTTTCCTAAGCCTTTGCTATCATTTTCCATTAATTCTTCCAATAAAGTTTTTATATAATCTGGTGTATAAGAATGATTGAAATCAATATTTTTAACAAACCAGTTGAACTCTGAGGTATATACCAAATTGGATAATATCATTCCCCATGCTACGTCATCATCAAATCCAATTTCAAACATCTTCTTAGCAAAATCAGTTGGAACATACTTTGTATATTTATCTCCAGGTAACTTTTTATCATATAGTACCATGTCCGCATCTTTTACAAAATTCAAAAATGCGTCTTTCTTTTTATTTGCTACTATCTGATCTCCATCAGTCATCCAGAATCCTTCCCCACCTTTATACTTCTCGTAGATAAGCATCCATTCTTTGCGAATTCCGAAACTAAAATATCTGTCTAAACCTTTCATTTTTTTTTCTCCTCCAATCTTATTGCGAATTGAATTGTATCTCAAACAATGTTCATGTACATCATGACACTTATGGCAATGAACACATCCATCTGATATTTTTACTCTATTACTCATGTCAATACAATGATTTTTACATTCTGCTGCACACACTCCACAATCTATACAATATAAACTCTTTACAATTACGCTTCTAAACAGCGAAGCAAATCTAACATCATTTTTACTTGTTCCACAGGAAACATTAAATATCATGTTATCGTTTTCAGCATTCACTTCTATTTGATACAACTTATCTTTAAACTCGATTGTATATAATCCATTATCAACTTTATTAAAAGTTCCTACGGTTTTTGCCCATGCTTCCCATTCAAAATACTTTTGAAAAACGATAATCTCCATATTACTTTTTGTTGACGTTACAATGAATTTATCCTGACCGAAATTTAATTCTCTACCAGAGCGTCTATTCTTCCAAAAACCTTCATTAATGAAATCTTTCATTTCATTATCCGAATAATGTGTTTTTCCACTTGTTTCCTTGATTTTGTCAAGGAACACGTCCATCTCATCTGTATAACATACATGTTTCATAAATTCGTGTTTACCAGATGACATAGGACATACTAAACAGCCAGCTCGGCTATTACCCTTTAGATAGGTCTTATTCATAATCAATTCGTAAGTATATATATACAAAAACAGCTCAGCTGAGTTCCACTCTAATATTGGATGACAACTATATTGCCCTTGATGTTTTTCACCATAACTAATCTTCTCATATTTGCTACGATTAAGACTCTCATCGCCTCGAACACCAGTGAAAGCCATACCGGTAAAATTATATTTTCCTAATATGCTTCTTATCGAATTAATCTGTGGTGATGTCTTATGAACGCTACAGCACCATCTATTTGTTGTAGCGGGTGGTCCAAAACAATTCCATGTTTGTTCTGTACTTAATTCAGATTTTGCACTTAAAAAGTGTATTCCCTTTTCTTCGCATTGAGCTTTTATCTTATCAACCACGTCATAAGTATCAGGGAATTCCATTCCAGTATCTCCGAACAAGACCTTAAACATATTATGCGGCAAAGCTCTCTGAACCAAATCTAATACAACAACACTATCTTTTCCACCACTAAATGCCACATAATAAAAAATGTCCACTTTCGTTTCATACTTTTTATATGCATTATAAATTTCCCTAATTGTCTCTTGGTAAAGATTCCCTAAAATTTCTCTATTCTTCTCTACCATAGCAGGAAGATCCACAAATCTTAATGGTACTCCGTCTTTTTCTGGCTCATCCATAATTATAAGTTCTGGCTTTGTATAGATTGCTCCACCTTTGGTTTTTGCAACCAGCCTTCCTCTATAATAGTAGTTGTTGGATTCTGCCCACATATAAGGATAAGTATCATTCTTAACATAATTCCAATACTTATCGAACCCTAATATGTCTAGTTCTTCGTAATATACAGGTCTTGGCTCTTTGCTAAATGCCAACGGTGTTGTATTTAGCAATATTCCACCTGTGGAAACATCCCATTCATAGGAATACATAATAATTACCTCTTTTTCTCTCGTATTCTTTTAGCTTTGATAATAATCTGGTCAATACTCGAAACTTTTCGTCTTGCAATGTAACCTTGCTCACTCAAATAAATCAACGCCGATTCTTCATTCAAGTCTTCATTGCTATTTACTAATGCATCTGCAACCACATCTTCAAATGTCTTTAACTGTGAGCTTCTCCTTACAATAATCCCTACTGGCTTGGCATTAAATGTTGCAGTATGAAGCAACATATATTCTTCACTGTATGCATAAATATAGTGTTCAAGCAAATAAGTATTCCATGAGAATCCTGCATCCGGAAACAAAGCAAATTGTTCAATTTTAGACAACGCAATGTAATCGCCTTCGCAAAATCTTCCTATTATGTTGTCGGTAGCAGCAACATTAAAGCTAGCTTGATCCTTTGATACAAACTCTCCCTCGCTAATTCTTAAAGTATTATCATATACTGTATCAAAATAAATTGTAGTATCTAATTCAATCTTTAATGCATTAAGCATATCCATAGTGATATATGTATGTTTCTGACAATACAATGTAAAAATATCTTGCATCTTATATGATTTGCCATACTCGCTAATTACATTTCCGTTGAATGAAAATCTATCTCTCAGCCAATATGCAATACAATCTCTTTTTCCAATGCCTTGAAATTGGGAAAGTTTGTCGAATATATCAGGATACTTTCCATCTAGAATTTCCAACAATTTATTTCCCGCCATAAAACCATTTATTTCAATTGCATCTCTTATCAGTAATTCAATCTGCCTCAATTCATCATCATCAAAATGAATTATTTCAGCTGCAAAATAACATCCTCTTGCATCTCGAATAAATCCTGCATTAGTTGCCAAAATACTCTTAATTCTCTCCATCGGAATGTGCGGCAACTCTTGTCCCATTTCTTCAAATGTCATACTCCTATGATTCCTCATTAAGCATTCTCTTAATTCATCTGCTGGATTTGCCTCTGAATTAGGATTATTTGCTATAAAAAAGCGTTTCATATAATACTTACCATTATATAAATGCTCTAAATAGCATTTCAACATATCTACTGAATATACTTGCTGATGCTGAAATTCCTCTTTAAATTCTTGATAGATAGAAGCATAGTAAACTATATTCCTTCCTTCGTTAAACATACCTTGAATATATTCGTTTACATTTTCTGCCACATTTTCATTTATAATATTGGTAGTTGCATATATTCTGTTTTCATATACAACACCCACACGGGATAACATCGTTTCTATCTGAAATTCTGAAAGTTCTGGAACCTCATTGTATTCTTCTTCATAGAATCTTATAAACTTCTTACTCTCTAATGAAGACCCCATTCTGAACCCACGATTGAACTTTCTTAATACTGCCGCAAATTGTGTTATATCAATGTCCTCGATAGGTTCTGCTTCTTGCACTATTTTCCTTTCATTAGGATTTATATGCGTTCTGTTCTCTTTCTTTTTCTCTATATCATTCATGTATTCTACTGAAGTATTAGCTACCTCACTACTATTGTCTTGCTCCCCGTCCACTGAAGAATAAACAGTTTTCGCAGCATTAGTTTGACTGGAATGAACAGTTCCCTTAGAATAGTACATCACTTTGCTAGCATATATCATCTCCGTTATCTGGCTATAATACATACTAGTACTATTGATTACTGTTGGAATATCATAACGATCAACTTTCAATCCGTATTTATTCTCAATAAGCCGCATAAAATCAATAATAGCAATCTGGCCAAACGGTTCTACAACATAAGCAAAAAAATCTCCTCGTGTTATCTGTTTATTCTCATGTGAAAACAGAAATCCACCTGCCATTTTGCTATATCTAATTGTTTTATTAGATCTCAATAATGCACTATAAAACCAATCTGAGTAACCTAAATCATCAATCTTTGTACTTATACCCCTAGCACGTACAGACTTGATAGTAAAGTATTTATCTGTTGTACTTTGAGGTACTAACTCTGAATATTCTTTTAAGTCTTCTTTAGTGACTCCCGGAGCAGTTCCTGCAAATTTCCTGAAAGAAATATACTTGCCAGGCTCTACCTCAAGCAAATCATACTCAAATCTTAAATTATCTAAAGCTTTGTAAAATGACTTGTTATAACACATTCTTCGATTCATACTATTTATATCAATCACATCACTACTCAGTAACAATGAACAGAAATACTTATCAGCTGTTTCATATTTGCTTCTAACAGCATAATCCACATATACCAAAAATCCCAAAACCTTCAAATTATATGCGTTTACTTTTGCCGAATCACCCACTGGAAATGCTTCTTTATAAATTTTCTCTATGTCATTTATGAAATAGAAATCATCTACCAGTAATCTCTGAAGTTCCGCATATTCCATAGAATTCATTTCTTCTTGGTCAACTGTAAACATTGAATTGTGATAGTATTTGTTTATATATTGTACAAAATTTGCCAAAACTGTTTCTGATTTTACTCCATACTCTTCTTCATAGGCCGCACTAAATTGATATATTTCAATAGGAGCCAACCTAAACAGAAACTCTTCTACCTGTTTCGCTCTATCTGCTACTCCAATAGTTATCAATGGCATTCGTCCTAATGAAATCCCAATATCCTGCAACTGGCTTTCACACTTTTTCATAAGATTATGCAACTCATACTCATCTTGAATATTGAACTCTTCCATCAATTCTGCATTAGAAAGGAAAAGCTTTAACGTCGAAATCTCATATCCAAAATAGTTTTCTAATCCCAATTCCTTAAATAATCTATTAACATCGTATTCTTTAATGTTGTAATAACGAACTCTACGACCATATTTCATTAAGGCAAAATCACAATCCGCAAGTCTCGCTTCTAATCCATGCTCTGATGTATATAATAATTTTTCATTATCATCAATTCTATTCTCTACCAAAAATGCATTATAGAACTTACTAAAATCTGAAATAGCACATTCGATTTCAGAATGATGTAACTTTAACAATTTTTTTGTAATAATATCTCTCTTTAGCGACACATATTCGCCATTTATTACTACACAATATTTTTTCATTATATGTTCTGCCCTTCGTGCAATAGATTCAGAGCAGTTTGTATCCTCAAAAATATTTTCAACTGATTTTGTACCCTTTGAATCGTACATTATATTCATATAGTTAAACGATTCCTCTGACACCTTAAATATGGTCATAAAATCTTCTTTACTTAATGCATAATTTTCAAACCAATACTTATATTGAACTTCCTTAACTCGTGGGAACTGTTTCAATGCTTTTGCAGATAATTGACGTGCTCGTTCTCTAGTTACACCCAACTCATTTCCAGTCTCTTCTAAGGTCATTCCCATAAGACGAAATCTTAACGCCTGTTCCATTTTTTCATTATCAATCTTTTCAAGGCACTCAACAACATTTGGGTAATAAATGCAATATCCATCCTCATTTTCTTCGATTTTCTTCAACAGCTGCATCTCTTTTAATAACTCATCAAATCGTCCTGATGTAATCAAAGATTGAGGAACATTACTCTTAATAAATGAATATGTAACACTACGATTTTTCAATAATGACAATATAACCGTATGTATAAGCTTTTTTGTTACATCCTCGGAATAAAGTAAATGAAGTAAAGAGGTATTATCTATTACCTCCATCGTAGTATTTATATACTCATTTAAGTTATTCTTTATCAATGTTGTCTTAAATGCACCAAGTATCTGCAATTTGACTTTGTTTTCAACATAATTATCCAAATCATAGGATAACTGTTCTAAAATATCATTAAGACTTTCGTCATCACCACCTACAGAATATCTAACCACGGTTACTTCTGATAATTTTTCAATAATCTCATCAAGACATTTTGCACCCATTCCACTAAGTTCACACAAATCCGAATACTTCATATTGATAATTTTAGATAATGACATATGTCCTGTTCGAAATAAAACCCCCATTGTTCGCTTACTAAAACTTAACTCTTCAGCAGAAATATCTTCAACATATAATCCATCACGATCCTGGAACAAAATACTTGAAACCTCTTTTACCAACGTTTCTTCTGCTACATAATGCAATACCGTAACTCGCTTATAATCGTCTAAATTATATTTTAGTATTTCCGCATTGTCACTTTCATCAACAGATAGTCTGCTTATTGCATCTAACACTTCATCTACGGACATCTTACCCATGTTTCTCATATTGTTTAAATCTTCTTGAGTAAGTTCTATCAACTCCGCAGTATTATGAACACCATTATGTTTTAAACAATTGCATGAACGAACTGATAATTCTAGATTTTCAATCGGAATCACCTTCTGTATTAAGTTTTCCATTATCTCTTCGTTCCTTTCTATCTACTTCCCACAGAATCAACTGGCGCAACATCGCAAATATCACCGATATTACACTTAAAGTAAATACAAATTTTTATTAGTATATCAAGAGAAATGTTTCTCTTTTATTGAACTTAGTATCTTTAATTTTTCTCTGAAATTATTCTTTCTCATTTCTTTTTCTGCTAACATTATCCATAATCTTTTATATCTAACTCAACTTTCCAACCAGCATAGCTGGCACAAATGCTTAAATTTTCAAGCAAAACAATTAAATATATTGGTGTATTGACATTAAAATAGCACCAAATCTTTGGAAAATAAGATTACCACATCAAATAAACCGAAAAGAAGAGATGCTAATCTTATAATAAACCAAAATGTTAAAAATGAAAATACTCAAAATCAGTTTTCTAATGCAATTAAGGAATTACAGATTGGAAAACTGCTACGGAAATCCAACATTACAAAATCCTGTGGTGTTTCCGCATACAAAGTGTTTTATTTTCTCCTACTGTTAGCATTTCGAGGAAAGATTCTATTTCGTTCCCAGATTTCTAAACATAAAGATCAGGCTGTTTCAAAAAATACGTATTAGCGGTTCCTTAACAAAACATCCTATAATTGTAAAAAATTTCTCCTTCTGCTTGCAGCTAAAGTAATATCCACATTGGACGCATTGACATGGCCTGAGTGGGTACGGCGTTAAAAACACTCTGTCGACCACCCGCTCCCATGGGTTCGTACAATCTCCGCATCAGAAAGGCTGCAGTCTGTACTCAGCAGATACAGGCATTCGTTTTTTTGTTGCAATTCTTTACATCTGTCAATACTAGTATTGTATAAATAAATAGGGAATTGCTGGAGAGCAACCCGACGCTTGCTGCGGCTTATACGGTAGACCGGTAGACCGGTGGACTTCGGTTCGCCGGTTTTCTGTGCTACCTGTAAGCCTACGGCGGTTAAAGTTCCGCGCCCGCAGGTTTATAAAATACATTAAATTTTTGAGAATAACTAGCCATCCAATAATATTTTTATAAATCCAAAATTTCTTTTCCCGAATGATATTCATTTTTAAATTTCCGGTTGAAATCTCTTTTATTGAGTTTCCTGGAAATTATTATACCAAAGTGTATTAACGCTTCTTTGATATACTATATTTTATCCTGCGAACAATGCTTCATTTATAAGTAGCCTTTTCCTTAAGCGTGTAATCACTCATGTCGGACGACTGAATTGACACCTCTATTTTTGAGGTATCACTTTTGAGGGATAATTTGACCACCGTCTCCACATGCACCGTATGCAGCACGTTTATCGCTTTGCTCCCCTTATTAGTACTTATTATAACCTAATAGCTCGTTAAATCAAGGGTTTATTGGATACCCCATCACTACAAAAGCTTAGCCGTAACTCTCTATAATTTAATACGGCTTACCCAGGGTAGGCAAAATGTTGGCAATGCCTACCCTGGAAATGATTAAATCCCCACTATGCAACAGCTGGTGGATAGAGACGATTTGAACTTTAAAGGACAATCTTATATGATATCACAAAAACCGCAATTAATATACGTTTTGCCACGATTTGTTACATGACAAAAATAAAAAATCCCCGGATCTCTCCGGGAAGGTCGCAGCGCACAATCATGCCGGATGCTGCTGCGACCTCCGGTACTATGTAGTATACATTATAAACATAATGGGCAGTTCATTACTTTTCTTTAAGTGCAAGTCTCGGTACTAGCCCAGAATGGACTATGATGGGCAACTCTATGTCTAGCTTATTTTTAGCACTTTTATATTTGAACTTCTTTTGAGAACCGCCTTTATTTCCACCAACTATATAATTTCCCAAAATGGAGAAATTATATAGCTTCGATAAGCAAGTTTCCGCATCAACGTCTAGCTCTTTAGAATGCTTATTAAAAACTTCGACAAATTCCCCATAATCGAACTTGCTTTTCCCCAATTTTTTAATTATTTCAAGATAGTCTTCATATAGGGGAATATGTTTGTGTATTTCGTCATCAAATTCGTCTAAAAGATTTGTACTATATGTAACCCTAGCAGCAACTATGTCGGAGTTTTCAAATTTGTTGTTCACACCTTTTTCAGCCCGTTCCTTATAGTATTCAAGTATAATATTGCAATAATCGATGATATCCCTAGGGCGAAGACATGTCATTTCTGCAATATAGTTATATTTACTATATTTCCCGTTAATTGACTTGCCGTCAAATAGGTCTTCCCAATATATCGTCTCACCCTTTTCCGCTAATACAGTAGTAAATCTTTTTTCCATCAACTGCTTTAGTGTGCTCTTGGTACGTTCAGTATCCCACTCAATACGGGCAACGCAATTACTTGTAAATTTTCGCTTGTCCTCAAATTTTAAGACATCATAGATATCATCACGTAAAAATATACAAATTTCAATTTGTTTGTTTTGGGCTTTAGCCTCCAAATTAAAAGTTCTTGCCGCTTTCAAAAGTCCAATAATTTGGGAATAATATTCTTCTTTTGCTTCAAATCCGATGTCAAGTTCATCAAAGCAAATATAGTACTTGTGGTCAGGATGAGTACATTGCAATACCCACCGAAGCAGTGTCTTATTTACATCTTGAATAACAGTTGGTAGGTGATTCATCTCAATTTCGGATGGGATTGGTAGATCAACCCCCTTAAAAGTAGCTTTGAGTGCCGAAAACTTAAGTTTTTTTCTGGGGGAAAAGAGATTAATGATATCAGGATCTGTAGTACCATATGTATCAATTAAAAATTCCTGCAATATTTTCTGCCCCATTTTTGATTCTTTGTCGAATGGAACAGATTGGTCATCATTCACCAAAATTCTGGAACTAGCTATTAATAGTAGATACATCCAGCTCTGAATATACTTTTCATTCTCAGGAACCCCCATTCTGGCCTGAAGTTCATGATAATGCCAAGGATAAGCCTGTAGATTATAACCATTGGAAAATATAGTATGCTGTGTTATCCCTATAATTTTTCTAAAAATAGCGGTCTTTCCAGATCCTTTTTTTCCAATGGCTAAGAAACGAGAAAACGATAGCAGACTAACATATGCTTCATGTTCCTCAAAACACTCTTCAAGCAAGATGTCTTCCAACGCATCAATATTACCAAAAGCATTTTCGGCTAAATCCAAAAGACTTTTCATTTAGTACTCCTTATCCAAACTTGATTTTTTAATATACATTTCATTCCCATTATTGCTATTACACTATATCTACTATATCCTATTTCCGTAAATATTTCTACAAGAATATCTTTGTCTCAAGAGTTGCAAAAAAATAGTCCCGGAGAATTAACCCCGGGACTCTGTGTTATTTGTTAAATAAAGAATAAAATGTATTCGGCCCGCAGCTACCATCCACTGTCAGACCGTGATCCTTTTGGTACTGCCGGATTGCCGCATCGCATCCAGGGCCGCAACTGCCGTCAAAGCCTTTTGGATCATAGCCCTGGGCGTATAGCATAGCCTGGCAGATGTACACCAGATCGCTCTTGTTTCCACGCTTGACGGCAGCGCAGGCCTTTTTGGTCAGAGGCCCAAAGGAACCGTCTACAGCCAGTCCTGCACCGTAGGTGCGGTTGAGATAACGCTGCAAACACATCACAAGAGCCTTTCGGGTTAACGGGCCAGCCTTGCCGTCAAGCGCCAGCGTAACGGCACCGCCCATGTAGGCATTAACCCACTGCTGGATCTCATGGATTATTCTAACCTCCTCTGCGTCTACTGAGGTGGCCTGCACGGTCTCCTCTGTCGGTGTCTCTGTGGCTTCTGTGGCCTCTGTGGGCGCCGTAGCCGAATCATCGTCCTGCACATAACGTTTTACACATACAAGGCCTTTATTGCCCTTTGTGGCGCTGGTCTTGGTATTGTATCTGCTCTTGCAGTAAGTGGTCATATCCTTATAGGATGGATTGCCACCGCCATGACCGCACAAGGTGACGCTGCCACCGCTGATGGAGTAAACCATTTCCACATGCCCGATACACAACGGACGGCTGGAATCTGTACCGGCAAACAATAAGAGATCACCGATTCTTAACTGCGCCGGATTGGTCGGTACGCCATTAACTACGGTTATGTCCACGATGCTCCCCAGCGTGGAATTGTACATGCCTGCTGTATTGCCGCCGATGTAGCTTAGACCAATGTCTGCCTTCTTGTATGCCAGCCTGATCGAGCTGGAGCAATCCGAATAATACTTACCATCCGTGTGCGGTGTGAAGGCGCATTCCCGCTTTGTAAGGTCCTGGTTGTAGAGATTGCGGCCGATGCACTCTTTATAAATATCTGCTACTGCTTTTCTCTTCGCTTCTGCTGTCATACCTCTTTTCCCTCCTCACTTAATTCGGGTAGCCCAGCGACGGACGTCAGCAGGGATAAGCCCCCTGCCAAGACCGACGCGGACAACGCCATAATCCAGTTTACGTCCGACAATACTATCGATGTCCCAATTGTTGCAACGACGGTTTGCGCCATCGTCTTGATCGCCCTAATTCCTGCTGCTTTGATCCACTGTTTACTCATAATTAGTTCCCTCTCTTTCCGGCCTCTTCAAGGTCTGCAATTCTATGATTAGCAACCTTCACCTGCTCTTCCAGGACAAAGGTCCGCTCGATCACGCTATTGTGTTTGTCCACCTTATTTTCCAGCTGCTGCAGCCGGTAGGCAGTCACTTTCGCACTGGCTAAGATGCCTATAAATGCCCCTGCCAGACTGCCACCAGCACCGATCAGTGCCACTACTACCTCATATGCCATTTGTGCCCCTTTCCGTATAAAAAAATAAGACCTCTCGGTCTATTCGGTTTTGAGTGATTCCAGGCGAGCGTATTCGTACTCTTTTTGATGTGCTTTAATCTCCCAGTCAAAATTTAGACCAGGCGTACCGGACACAGCAAAATAACTGCCGCTCTTTTGATTTACCCACAGGTCACCGTCTCCGCATTTTGTCAAAAATACGTAGTACCCACACTCTACGGTCACAGTTTCTGCAAAAATAGGATCAATTTTAATAATGCATTGTCCATCTTCCTCTACCCTGCCGCTCCCAATATCTCCAAACATTGGCTCTGCGGTTTCGTAGGCATACTGCAATACCGTGCCATACTGCTCAGTTTTCACTGCCCTGCTCTTTGTGCCGCTGCACGATAGACTCCCGTTTGCGTGGAAGCCTCCCGACGACATAAGACGACCGCTATTATCGCTAGCCCATGCAATATAAGTATTGCTGTCTGATACTTCGGCCCCAAAATACATCCTCTGAGCATAGTATCTCTGGGCTTCTGCTCTAGTGACCTTTAATTCGATCCCGCTTAACACGGCCCCATACACGGTCCCGGTGCACAATATGGAGGTGAATATACTGTCACCTTTAAAAATACCTTGCCGCACCTCTAAGATCCCACCAACTAGAGAAATGGCACTCCCGAATACAGCATCACCGTTTGCTTTCAGTACAATTTTGCCTTCCCCGAAAGATGCGCTCCCATCGGAATATAGTATAAAATTACCACTGAACTTGCTTGCTCCGGATGCCTTCTCCTGGCAGGATAACACCCACGTATTCGAGGCGGAACTGGTGATTGGCGGTTGAAAATAAGCCCGGTAAACAGTGCCGTCGGCTCCTGTTACATCCTTATATATGGCTGAGCTATTTATTGTCCAGCCGCCAATCGTCCCTGCCGTAGCCGCCATGCTGCCATCCGTGTTAATCTTAAAGTAGTCATTAGCAGTCACTGCACCGTTGAGGTTGATCTTGCCGGCAGTAATGGAAATGGCCTCCGCGCTCTGATTGATGGACGATACGATATTGTCCTTTGATACCTTCAGGGCGATCTGTTGAGAATTAATCTCTATTGACGCCCTTGCCTGCGTGACCGCATAAAGTACACCATTTATATCCTTATATTCGGATTCTGACACTGCCAGCGTGATGGATCGCAGATCCATGTTTACAGACGATAACCAGGAATACAAAGTTTTGTCACCGTTTTTCAACAAATCAATTTCAGATCGGGAGGCAATAAGGTCTATGCTCCCCTGGGCGACACCGATGGCAGTCTCCTGCGCCGTAAACTTTCGCGTGACAGCGTATCGATCGTATACCGTGGCCCTACTTGCTAATCTTACAGACATTCAGCCCCTCACTTTCTTGCGACCCTGATATTAAGCATCTGCCTGGGAGGCATACTGTATCGCTACACTTTCTGGCGCGTAAAAAGTAACCACGCTGCCCAGAAGAGCGGGGTACCCATAGATCTTTAAACGGTACAAGTCCGCTCCTTCCCGGATAAGAGACGCAGTAAACCCCCCTTGACTGCCGAGGCTTGTGATCCCCGTCACGGTCATAACGGAGCCTATCGTCGTTATGCTTGAGCTGGCAGTATTTAGCGGGATTAGTAAAAATATTGTGCCATTACCTCCAGCATTCCCAACTATCATCACAGTAAATCTCCCGACGTTTGTTATGAATCCCATGTTACTTACTTTTCCGGCATCAATGCCGACCGTTTTTACGTAAGAACTCCTACCGGCTAGACCGGTCAGACTTACGTCCAGGGCATTAATCCGGGACTGCATAGAGGCTCCCTCTGTCTGGAAGTTGCTATTTAGCGAATCAATCTGCGACTGGCATAGCTCTCCAATGATATCGTATTGAGTACCATTGTAGACTAATAGCACTGTAGCTCCCGCTGCAATATATCCGGCCGGAACCGCAGCTCCTTTGTAATAAATAGCTTTAGCTCCAGTAGAATTTACATTTAGGGTAGCTGCAGCAGCAGTATTACCGCTGCTAAAGTTCACTGCCACCCAGCCGCCAGTTTTGAGCGCATAATCGCTTAATGCCGCCGTCTTAGCTACTGTTGTCGCTGCTGTTGTGCAGGATGCCCGATGTGCAATATCTGCCGTACCATTAAAGCTCATGCCGTCTATATGTCTAGCTGTCGCTAGGCTGGCAACGCTAGTGATCTTATTCTTGATCCCGGTTATAAGATTGGCAAAGGTTATATATTTTGTATCTACCGCGTCCTCAATAATCATGACGTCGGTGTCATTGGCAGATGTGGCCTGTGTTAGTTCCCTTATCTTCTTTGTTGCCATTATTCCTAGACCTCCTTTACGTACAGAGCCAGCAATTCGGCCCCGTCCCGATTGGTGATAACATTTCCGGTTAAAGTCTCAATGGAGTACTCTTCTGCGATGGTAAGAAGGCACTGAAACTCGGCCACCATTGTGACATCTGCCCCACTAAGGGTAAGAGCATAGCCAGTGCGCTGCTGCGAATTCCAAGCCTCATCTTCGTCGGCATATTCCGAATATCGCGTCCATAAGAAACGCTCCGGAGGAATCGTTTCAGTTACATCCGAATTTTTCACGTATACTTTTGCTTGGATGGTAGCGGTCTCATTATCTCCTACATGACCGCCCTCCACCCACGTTTGCAGCACATAGGTTCCATCGTCTACAACAATTGCATTGATCTCATCGTGCAGTTGGCTGAGGGCCAGATCCAGCGTTTGTCCGCTTACATCCAGCTTTATCACGCTGCTTTGCACACGGATATCACCCCTATTTATTACCGTCTCTAAGGACTTCACGTCCAACTTCCCGGCGGATATATTGGCATTTTCCGCTACCATATCGTTGACGATCACCGGGTTCTTAATTCCATGAGATGATATACCGTTCAGCGCATCAAACATAATGGCGCCAGTAGAATCCAAAATGTAATAATTAAATATACCTTGTGCGTCCAGCCCCGCCTGCATACGCACGACCTTATTTTTATCGGTCCATTGTAGCGTCGATCCAACCATTTTCATTCCGCCAGATTCGTCGTTCCAAATCTGCATTTTGCTGGTGTAGATGATACCAGCCATGAGATCATTTACAGATATATTAGAGGATATCAGGTTTTTGATCAGAGCCGTATCGATCACGGCATTTTCACTCGTGAGGTGAATGTTTACCAGATCGCCCACGCCCCCATTCCCGGATAGCAGGTTTTCTATATTGGCATAGTTGGCATCCAGGTTCTGAATCTGAGCATTAGTGACCTTCAAATCTGTTACCTTGGCATAAATCACATCTAAGTTCTGGATCTGAGCATTGATTGCATCCAATTCCGTGATTTTGGCAAAAGTAATGTTTGCTGTATCTACGTCAAGTTTGTTTATAACTGCATGATTAACCAGCATCAGCTCCACGGCCATACGATCAATTGCTTGTGTCACTGGCCCGGAAAAGCCGCTTTCCTGCTCCTTCTCCGTCCAGCCAACGGCCTTTATGTCTGTGGTAAGACCGCCATCAAAATCCTGCTTAAGACTCATGAGCGGCACCCTGTATTCCACACCGTCTGTTCCGACCACTGTCACAACGTCCCAGGGATCCAGCCGGGGATCCCCCAAGACCTTTAGCTCGCCGGGCATGTAGGTATAATTTTTCAGAGCCCCCCAGATACCGTTAAGAACCACTTGCGTCATAAATGGATTGGAGAACGTCATTGACCGTGCGCCGCCGCCAACAGTAATGGATAAATCATTTTCGTCTGTATCTTTGCCGGTATAGCACACGATCTTTTGCAAGATAAAAGGGAAGTCATTATGTTTAAAACTTCCCCAGTACCTGTCAGCTCCCAAGCGGTACCCACTGTCTTTAAATGTTTTAATTTCTATCTGACCGCTCCGATTGCATATCACAAACCCGCCATACATCTGGGCAATATAGCAAAGCACTTCCCTGCATGTATAGCCGACCGGCTTCGCCATCGCAATAGAATTTAATCCTGCGGTAACAATCGTGAGTCCCAAAAATGTCCCGATCTCATTCAGCACATTCAGCGTATTTGTTTGAGCCGGCAGGGAAGAAAAATAAGCCCTCTCCGTCAGCAGCATCCGGTCATAGGCGTTAAACTTGATCTGGCCTTCGTCTGTCTGCGGTTTCTGCACCGCATAAAACCCGCAGGGGATCCATTCTTCTGACCCTTCAATCCCGATCAGCAGCTTAAGCTCATGTCCCTCTAGGGCCTGTGGCGGGTTCGCCAGTTCGACTTCTATATATTGCGATATCGCAGCACCCAGCACAAAAGTATTAGCACTATTTGATCCACCGTAGAGCCGCAGGGAGCGGATCCCCTCTGTGATCTCGGTTACACCGTCTACAACAAATTTTGCGCTGAATGTTCGGCAGTCCTGCATTACCAAAGCGTCAAACTCTGCGCTTGATTGATACATCCGCACCCTCCTCGCTATTCGGATTTAGTCATAAAGTCCAGAGCCATAATATCCTGGATTGACAAGGCGTCAAATTGTTCGGAATCGCACTTCTCCAGATCCGCAAGTGTCACCTGCTGGATAGGCAGTTCCACCTCTATTGAGAGGAGCTCGATCAGAGCAGCTTCGTCCGCGGCGGCATCTGTCTCACCACCTTCGTTCCTGACGGCGTACTTCCCCGCAATTTTTTGCCTTTCGGCTTCATAGATTGTAGCCGCTGGCTCCACCAATTTAATATTTAGGGCAATAGCGTGAGCCACCTTAACCGGCAATCGTTTCGCCTGGATGCCCGCCACACCATTCAAAAAATTCACTATCTGACTATTCTTAATCTGCATAATCTATCCTTTCTATTTTTCAACTAAGTCCACCCCCACACCGTCGTACTGTTTAAATCCAGTGGCATAGGAGTAGACCGAATACGTCGGAGTCCCGGCATAAAAAGTGCGGGTCACCAAAGTGTTCGTAGATGGGTCCAAGTACTTTACCGCAAAAAAAGCCTTTGAGATGACCGCATCTATGGCTATCACCTGATCCGGCGAGAGTGGTGGCCATGTGATCTGCAACTTGTTTTTGATTGCCACAATGTCCCCAACCATCACCCCGTTTGCCGCACGCCCGGCATTCTTTGACCAGATCTTTTCCTTCGTGATCACAATACCGCCGGGCTGTTTTGGAGTCGGCATTTTCACGCCATCAATCCATAGCATCTCAAAGCCCTCCTATACTAAGATCGGGCAAACGCCCGTACTTCTGGTTTCGTTGTTGATTTCATCCACGACGACGTCTTTTACCTCTCGGCCGCCAACCTGGACATTGACATATATTGGCTGCGACACATTATCTCCTTTTGCATTCACAATAGCCTGATACACAGCATTGCTGATGCCGGATGTGATTTGGTCATTATTGGCAACCACGTTTCGATTGCCCATACGACCGATCATTTCCGGGCCCTTTTCATTTGCAATAAACAACTGCCCTCGATCCGGGAATCCACCGGTCGCGTATTGTGGAATATTGTAATTCCCACTTCCCATATTCTGTAATGATTTCGTGGACTCTTCAGCTCTCTTTTTTGCACTTTCCACAGCATAAACCACAGCCGATATACCTGCTACAATACCAGCGACAGCAATTCCCACAGTAAGCGCAGACTGAAAAGCGCCGAAGGCAATAGCCGCAACTAAGGCCCCGGCTGCCAGAACGCCTAATATTGACACTACTCTTTCAAAGCCATTCATTTGGCCCCAGTTTTGCACGATTAAGAGGATTGCCCCGGCCACCGCCGCCAACCCAATACTCGCAATTGTTGATTGCATCCCGGCCAGAGATATTCCACCGGCAAAGTTTCTTAGACCCGTGGTGATCCCCTCGATCACAGAGGCGATCTTTTTCGTAACCCCATAAGTAAACCACGCTATGAACATAGTCTCTATAATTAGTGCAACGTCCTCCATGATCGTCTTGTTATCTCGCGCCCAGTCCGAAAATGACTTAAGACGCTCCACAATCCACTTGAGCACGTCAACAATCACGCCGCCAGTCCATTTTGCAATCGGATAGAGGAAATTGTCAAAGAGCCACTTTGCCCCAGGTTTAAATGCCTGCACGACCTGATCCAGAATACCAATCAAGGTCGCCACGCCGTCCAAAAATACCGGCAGCACTTCGCCAATCGTCCAGGCTGCAATCGGCCCCAAAACGTTCTCAAGGAACCATAATAATCCTTCTCCAACATGGATAGCGAACGGTGCTATGGCGTCCCACACATTCCGTAGGCACTGCAGTAGACGATCCCACTTGATCTTATTAGTTATGTCTGTTAATACCTGCAAGAAACGTGGCAGGCCTTCGCCAATGGTCCAGACCGCAATCGGTTTTAGAAGGTGCTCGTAAAAATCTAGCAGAGCCTCAAATGTCACCAGCGCAATCTTTTGGAGCGCGTCAAAAAAATTTGCAAGGACTCCGTTCAGGTATCGCCAGTCGATTCCCCGGAATATGGATGATGTAATATCCAGCAGCCGCGGTAGCCCTGCTCCCAATACCCAGGATGCCACTGGGACTAAAAATCGATCATAAAAATCTCGTGCCGCCTGGAAAGTAAATTCCTTGAATGGCTGCATTGCTTCTTTCAAGCGCTTCAAAGCCTCAATAGTAGGTCCTAGAGCCTCTTTGATCTTGTTTAGCAGCCCCAGGGCCTTCTCGTCGGTTTTGGAGGTATCCAGCACCGGCGGGACCAGGGATGAGGTATCTGATTTATTGCTGTCAGACCCACTATCTGTAAGTTTGTTGATTTCATCAAAAGCAAGGAGCTGATTCGCTTCTGCCGCCTTCTTGGCGCTGTCGCCGTAATCGTCCATTGCATTCTTGGCGCTTTCCAGGCCTTGTGCAGCCTGGTAGCTGCTATCATACGTCCCGCCAAACAGGGCGCTTACAAAGCTTGCAACATACTGCGTGGCCTTCGCTAACCACTCCATAAGCGAGTTTAAGGCCGGTAAAATCGCATTGTAGATAGGGGCAAATGCTACGAGGAGATTTGACTTAACCTGAGATAAGGCCGTTTTAAACCGCTCGTTAGTCTGCAAATATGCGGATAGGGTTTCCTGCATCCCCCGCAGAGCACCACGAATTAAGCTGTAAACAAATACTGCACTTATGAGTCGCTTGATCCGTCGGCTAACTCGGTCAACTGTTTTACCTAGTTTGTCAAAAGTGCTATTCGATTTATGGGCCTCGCTTCGAGACCGCCGAATTCCTCTCTCTGTCCCTGTGTGCCGGTTATTCAGGACTTCTTCTATTTGCCGATTGGTCTGTGTTGCTTCTTCTTGCAAGCGTTCCATCCGGGAGCGCTCCAATTCCAGGCGGTTTCCTAACCCCTCTGATCCTTCCGGGTTCATTCGGATGTCTTGCATACGCTGCGCCGTGGTCTCTGCTTCTGACCTTAACCGCTCTAAGCGCTGCGTAGCCGTTTCTAGCTCGGCTTGCAGGCGCTGGGCTTCCTCCGTGCTTTGCGGAGCCATACGTACAGCCTCAAGTCTGCGCCGCAGAGAGTCTGCACGCTCCTCTGCCTGATCATATGCCGGATTCAAGTCATCTATTTGCCGGCGCAATTCTTCAAGGCCATGTGCCGGCGTTCCCATTTCTTCCAGCTCCGTCAACTGTGTCAGCTGTTCCAAGAGGGGTTGCATCTGCGCATCTACTCTTGACAACTCCCGCTCTGCTGCCGCCAGGTCCCGCTCTAAGGCCCGGACACTGCTGGGGGTAGCCTCCCCGGAGGTGTATGCTGCAAGCTGTCTCTGCAGCCGTTCCACCGCATTCTGTTGACGTTGCACCGCCTCCGTCTGCCGTTCGTATTTAGGCGTCAGGCGGTCTACTTGGGTCTGTGCCAGTCCATCCAGTCGCTCCTGTAATGCTCTGACGGTTTCGGCCTGACGGGTAATGGCTTCCTGCTGCCGGCGGGCCCTGCTGGTTAGACTATCTAATTGCCGGGCGGTCTGCCCGGACACCCGTCCAATCAGTCGGCCAATCCCAGAAGTGCGCCGATCCACTTCTTCCAGCGCACGGGACGTCTGCTGCCGCACTCGTTCAAGATCTGCCTGATACGGCCTTGCAGACGCCTCTATGACTACCTGCAAGCGCTCTAGCGTTGTTCCTTCCATGCTTCACCTCCTCCCTTTCCTCTTTTGCCATTATGTCGTAGTGCGTGATCGATCATTTTGGCCTTGTGCAAATCAAGATCCGCCTGCCGCTGTCGCTCTTCGCATAGTCCCTTTTCTTCCGCGAAAAGATCAGGGTGCAACTCCCAAAGTTCCGGCGGCTTAACATGTTTATCACCAAAGATAGCAGCTACCTGATGCCCAATCATGCCGGCCAGATTATAGGCTTGCACAAGTTCGGCTTTAAGTTGCATCCGGCTCTTGCGGACATAACTCTCCATCAGGTCGCGGATCTCTGCTAAGGAGTAATCCCAAAAGGCTTCAGGGGAGATCCCGCAATCTAAAGCATTGGGGTATAGTTCCCAGATAACAGCAGTTACATTTTCTCGCGTGCCTCGTCCAGGCTCTCCTGCACATCCTCCGCCTGGCTCTCGGTAAAAAAACCAGACACCGCAAAAATATCCATGATCACGTCTGTATAAAAAGTAACCTGCGTGCCGCCCTCTTCACAGTACTGATCGAATATAGACTGCACCTTACCAAAGGTCATGCCGTGGTGCCACGATTTTAACGCAGCCTGGGTGATGGTTAACATAACTCCAAGTTGCGGCATGCCACCATCGATCAGTAGCAGCAGGTTGGCCTTAAACTTCTCTTCCAGCTGCAAGATTTCGGGGGTTTTAAGTTTCAGCTTATATTCCTCCCCTCCGACGATCCATAGCGCGAAGGGCGCCCTTTTAGGCTTCAGCTCAAGGACTTCTTCTTTCTTTGCCTTTGTCTTATTCTTGGTTTCCTTTACCTCTTCGTCAATTCCGAATTCACTCATACTTTATAACTCCTCCTTACGACGGATCCGTCACTACAATATCGCTCTGCAAGCCAAGAGCCAGGCTAAACTCAATCGCTGCGTTAACTCCACCGCCACCAATCTTTACATTGCTCTGGGCATCAAATTCAAACTTCGTGCCGTCCGGAAGAGTTTCACGGTAAGATGCCACTTCTTTTGACTCGGCAAGTTCTCGTAATACCCGATACGGACAATCTGCACCATTGTTCGTATACTTGAACTTATACTCCATTTCCCCCGGATCCCCGATGCCTAATTCGGACTGTTTCACGGTATCCTCCAGGGTTGTATTGTCGACCTTCTCGGGCTCAACACCGATTTCCGGGACTTCCTTTAACCCGGGCAACTTTTTATATACTGCCTCGCCCTCCCGCTTTACTTCAAGGGTAATTCCATTTGCTAACATATACTGTCCTTTCTTCTACCGCTGATGGTAGACCTGTTGTGTATCAACCTCAATGATCATTTCATACCGCATTTGCTTATGTTTCCGGCTGTTGGGATCTTCTACGTCCATGCACTGGATGCGCTTAAGTCCTAGAGCCGCAATGGCCGCATCCACCTGGACCGCCACTGCGGAGGTGCTGCGCATGTGCCAGATGTCAATGCGATACCGGACATAGGCCTTCTGCTCCGCCATGTCCGTGTACTCTATGACCTTGTTATCCTCTTCCATGTATTGGATTGCAAGGTCCTTCTCCCAATCCCTGGGATAGCAGTCGGTAACATTGTCCGTAATAGTTACAAGTGCCGTATAGATCTGGTCTTTCACATTTAGCATTTATGTCCTCCGTCTAATTTCTTCCCGGATTCCGTCCCGGATCATTTCGGTGGCATCACCTTCATGATCCTTGAGGGCCGGGTATAAATAGGGCTGCGCCGCCTGACCGGAGCATTGATAAAATCGCCCATCTGGTGTGTCAATATAAAACCATCCGTATTTTTCAGCAGCCTCCTTGTCGATCTGGCTTTCGTGGATCCACCAGGGTGATTGTGCATATACCGGATTTATTGCGGGAGAGATTCCGTCATGGTCGGCCTCCCCCCTGGGGCCGGTTCCTAGCTCGACATATACAGCGTAAGCCTTATTGGTATAGCAAACCCCATATACTACACCGTCTCGGCACTCTACGTCAGTATAGATGTTTCTCCGTAGCTCCCCGGTGTCAGAAGAACAGAGCAACTTCGCATGGCCCTGCACCATCTTCGTCGCTTCTCCCACCACTCTCATGGTTACCTCTACCGATCCAGCATCCTCCATTCCACTCAGCCGCCGGTTCAGCCTATCTGCACCCCTGATCATATCTTTTCGAGCTCAAGCCGCAGCGGCTTATATGGCCTGATAGCAATGATCCGGTAGTCTGGGCCCACATCCGCCAGCACGTCTACACAGACGCCATCCAACTCAGTAACCAGCATATCTTTAAAGCGATACCGCACCTGTCCTTTGCTATCTACTTCAACGGAATAGCTTCCCTCAATTTTGCAATTGCGGATATACTGAAGCCGCTGACCATACATTTCTGCCTGCACCTTCCCTCCGGCCGGCCAGACTTCGGCGCGGAAAGGAAGCGCGCCGCCGAAGTCTTCATATGTGTTGCCCTCGTTATCCTTCTCCAGCACCCGGTTCCGAAGGTAATATTGCTGTATTCTGTTTTGCCGTATTCTCATAAACCTCACCCCCGATTCGTGCCAGCCGATATCGGTTAAGCACATCAAAAATTTGTTTTGGAGCATCGTTAAAATTGTATGACTCCCCGCCCTCGCTTCGGCTGTTTTCCCCTTCCGTGCCGCGGCGGTTATATGCAATTAACGCAAGATCACGTATGGTCTTGCCAAGTTGCGTAATCAATACAGTACGGTTTGTATAAGACAAAACAAACTCCTCCGCATCCTTAAGCAAAAGAGAGAGCAACTCCTCGTCACTCTCTCCCGTAAGCACTTTTAAGCGCTCTATGTTACTCACCTGCCATCACATCCTTTAGGACTGCCAGCAGCTCTTCCTTGTTCAGGGAGGCGG